GATTTTTTATAATAGAAATAATTCAATTTCCTATCCCATTGATTATGAGTTTTTTGTTGAATAATTCTTTCAACTAATCCAATTATCTGTTCAAAAAATAAATTTCCTTTATTAGTTGGAAAAAGAATTTTTCTACCAGCCATAATATCTTCTGCCATTGCATTACACATATCCACAATTTGTTCTGTTTTTGTTGGGCAAAAGAAAATTTGGAATTTTTTGTCACGTAAATCTTCCTTTTCAACCTTAATATGTTGGATATTAGGGAAAAACAATTTTTCACCTGTTGGAGTACCAGTCATCATAATTACCTTTGCATTACAATTTGCAAGGCGTTGAATTGCAGGACTCATAACCTCTCTAAATGAAGAAGTAAATAATAGATGTGATTCGTCGATTACTATATATTTAAAATTCGCTGCATTCAATTCAAATAAATTCAATCGTGAAAATTTATCAATAGTCATTGACAATGATTTATCACCCATAATATCTTGCAAATTTGGAGTTTTGCTTCCATAATAATATAACCAATCTTCAGTTTTCTTATCTGCTTCTACCTTTGCTTTAATTGTAGAAGTGAAAGGTAAAATAAGTAATGTTTTATCCTGAAGGGCTTTTATCATTTCAGTTTTACCATAACCTGCACCTGCTTCTAATAGAGTAATTTTCTTAAGTTTAGAAATTATTTCATCTTTAATATCACCAAGATATTGATCATGTTTGATATATAAAGTTTCTTTTCTGTCTTTCGCAGTTAATTCGGTAACATAATCAATTTTATTATCCTTATTGACCTCGTCAATAATTTTATTTATTGTTTCCTGAAACTGTTCATTTTCAACCTTAACATTGATTTTAAAACCATGATATTTATTTAATTCTTTTACTGCCCATACAGAAATTGGTTTATTGTGAATTTGTGCAGTTTTTACGTCTCCTTTCAATTCTCGTTGAGAAGTTTGAGAACAAATTTGACACATAATTTCATATGCCTTATCTGCTCCATAAAGAGATGTTAATGTATTGGCTAATTGCCAACGTTGATTATGTTTATAGTGTTTTCGTCCTGTTGCCTTAGACATATCTCGTTCATCAATATTAGATATTGCAGAAATATCCACATTAGATGAATCATCAAAATTTTCATTATTGAACCATTCCAATTTAGAGAAAATGTCCTTTAAATCTTGATGTGATAACCAGTTTACAGAAGAAATTCCATTATCAAATGCAATTTCAAAATTGACATCCAAACGCAAATCCTGAAAATTAGTATTCATTAATGCATCTTTGTCAGATGAAATAAAAATACCTTGTTGAGGTTTTGCCATCGCCATATCCATAAAACTAATAATATCAGTTTTCGTATACACATTATTTGTTGCATAATTGAGAAGAATAATGTATATATATGAATATTTATGACGGAAATTGCACAAAAACTCAATTTTTCGTTGATCAGGTTTAATAGAAATTGGTGTAATTTTTGTCCAAACGTGCAAACCTTTACCAGATGCAGATTTTGTAACCCCTAAAAACCAATGAAATTTATTTAATTCTTTAAAAAGGACAATTTTCAATTTATTTGCCAATTGTTCATTTTTAATATCAAGGTCAATAATTTGGAGACCATTCCACATTTGATATGCAATATCACCAATAGGACGATTATTTTGAGAAGTAGGATAAACTACTTTACGTTTAGTTTTTTCTACTCCTGCATATTCAGGATCTATAAGTAAATTAAAAATTTTATCCCATGTCCAACTAAAACCTACCTTCTCATAAATCGAATTAATAACCAAACAATTTATTAAACTTAATTGGTCATTAATAAAATATTCTTTTTCCTTTTCAGTACATTCATTGAAATTATTTGATGAATAATGATTTTCCTTAACAATTATATTATTATAGCTTTCAGAGATGCATCTAAATGAATTAAGAATATCGGTCATTGATTTTCCTGATTCAAAAACAGATGTTAGGCGTTTTAGATGAGCTCCATAACTAGTAGGTGCATTTTCGGACATTAACTTATTTCCTATGTATTATTTTATTTATTATAGTTTTGGGGGATAGTAGATTCTATCCCCCAAACCATTAAAATTTGATATAAGGTGAACCTTGGAATAGTGTAGTACCTTCAGGAGTACCGTCCTCATGAACTTGTTCAACAAGAACCGACCAACCCGAATGAAATCTTTCATTTTCCTCATCTAAACCATTCCAATGCCAATCAAATTCTTCTTTATATGAAATTACTCGCAAACCCTTTTGTCCGTATTCATTAAGAAGATCTACCAATTCCTTATTAGGATCATTGCAAATATAATTTTCGTAGCTATAAGTTTTCATTTTTATATAAATTTTTAATGTTTCTCATCACTAGAACCAAAACCATTGTTTCCTCGTTCTGAGTTACTCATTGTTTTATAATAATCTTCAATAGTTGTTTCCTCATATTCACTATGAATAACAGGAAGAATAACCATTTGTGTAAGTTTATCTCCACAGAAAATTGTAGATTTTCCATTAGGAGTTTTCTTTGTGTATGAAAGAGACAAATGTACAAAACCTGTATAATCTTCGTCAACCACTTGAGCTCGTACATCCCATCCAGAATTTCCTCGACCTGATTTATTAAAGAAAATACCTGCAGTTCCAGGATTTAGTGCTACTCTAATACCCGAATTAATCAAAAGTGAATCTGAAAATTGCAATTCAAGACCAGGTTTTCCTGTTTTTTCATCAATTTTCAAATAATTAGTACAGAAATTTGTTATTTTATCCTGAAAATCTTCAAAAGATTTCAAATAACTAGAATCAAGTGCCAAATATAAATGGAGAGCATTATTTAGTTGTTCATTATTCAATGCAATAGAATAACGTGACATAATTTCCTTAATAGCAAATTTAATATTTGGTAGATCATTATTTGATGCTCCATAGGATTTTTTAAATGCTTCAAAAGCAACGTCTTGTTTATCTTCTGTAAAATAAGGAATATAAAAATCAGCTCCTGCTGAAGTGTGATTATTAGTTGGTTTAATACCAAATTCATTTAAAATTTTTACTGTATTGTTCATTCGTTAAATTATAAAATTTATATATTTTGTATTTATAAAATAGTCTGTGTATTTAACTGATACAAAATTTTGAAAATAAAGTTGTTTATTGATTTGAATACAAAAAACCCAAATGAAAATTTCTTCTCATTTGGGCAAAGTTTAACTAACAAATAAATAAAAAACTAATTATCGAAATTCTTAGCAAAGCTAAGAAATTGGATAGATAATTTACTTTATATCACATAAGATAAATTATCCCTGGTAAATCAATCAATCCCTTGATTGATTTTATATCTTTTTCTCTAACTGTTTACTAGATAATTAAATTAAATATGTTATATATAACCAATAGCATTACGCAAGTATTATTTCAAAAATATTAACAAAAAATTGTAAAAATTTAACACTTATGTTAGTTATATTTTAATGTGTATTTTTAAATATAGAAATAATAACTATTTCCTATATATAAAAATTATATATACACAATGTATGTAATATTTTTATATCCTATATATAAAAATTATATGATTTTCAAAAACGATGAGTTGTACACAACAAGAAAAAAATACAACTATGGAACAATATCTAACTGAGCAACAACAGTTAGAAGATCAAATTGATTATCAATTTATACAACGAATTATACAAGAATTAACTCAATCATGTGCGTTGAGTTTACCAATACCTGCCTCGGCAATTCCACCATTAATTTTACAAGCTGCTCAATTCTTTTGGGAAAATGATGATAGATCAGTTGAAGAAAGATGGTATTTAGTACCAAATAGTGAATTTACTAAATGTGGAGCAAATTTAACAGTAAAACTACCTTCACAAATTGTTTCTGTTTTTGGTGTTTATAAAACTACGGATTCATTTAACTATGGAGTACTTGGTGATTTTTCATTAGAAAGAATAATTTTAAATAATTCCGCAATGACATCAGGTATGGGAGGAACATCAATGACAAATGTTTTTGGTTCTCCACAAGGATGGACATTAACTGATGTAACTGCTTCATTATATGAATTAGCAACATTTAAAGCAATGTTTGATGCTCCTTTATCATTCAATTATAATGCATATTCTAATGATTTGATTATACTTGGTGCATTAGGATCATCTAATTTAATATTACAAGTATTTACACGATGCAAGATTCAAGATTTATATAAAAATTATTATTTCTTCAGATGGTGCGTATGTCTTGGATTAAAATCTATGGCTAGAATTATGGGTACTTTTGAATTTAAAATGCCAGGAGGAGTTACTATTAATTATAGTACATTTAAAGATGATGCTCAACAAGAAATGGATCAGATTGTTGAATATTTAAATAAACAACATTCATCAGACTATTTCTTCACATCAAATACTGTATAAAAATATTTTTATTATTTAATTATGAAGAAGAAATTAATTTTGATAATTGGAATTTTATCAGTTCTATCATTATCATCATGTGATTCATTTATTTATGCAGGAGCTGATTATTATCCTTATAGAGGAGTTTATATTGGAACACCTCCACCTCCTCCACCTCATTATCATCCTGCACCCGCTCATAGAGGTCCAGTTCATAATCCAGGAAGAAGATAAAAAGAAAAATAAAAAGGAGATTCGAAAGAATCTCCTTTGCTTTATGCGATAATTTTGATTTTTTTAAATCATTTCAAAATTGTCTAAATCTCTAATTTCGAGTGAACTAGTTAAAACTTCATAGGTTAGTTGTGTATCTTTTGATGTTATCCAAACAAATTCATAACATTTAATTTCTCCATTTTCATTAACGTTTTTCCAAAATGGTTCAGTTATAAGTGTGAAATAATTGTGAAATGAATAGTTAAAAAATTCATCATCAAGTGTATCATAGAACGAATCAACACAAGTAGAATGATTCATTGAAAAAACATAAACATTATCTCCTTTTCTAAACTTTTTTCGAGTATTATACAAAAATTGATTGTTTGGCTTGTGATATAAAGCAATTCGTCGTGGATTAAAAATATGTACTTTGGGCATAGGATTTGATTTTTTATAAAAAATTTGTTAAAGAGTATTACCTTACATTTAATAATTAGATAATTTCTTTAACAAAATTCAAATCTTTTAACGCTTCTTTATAAGTATTATAACCAAATCTCACTTTATGATCTTCGAATTCTAAATCCAAGAAAAAATATGAAGGTATTGGATAAGGTTTAGCTTCTGCGGGTATAATTTCAGAAACTGATTTTAAATTATCATAACCACAAATCCATTTGTTTCCTGGAGTTATTATTGTATTTTTCATTTTATTTGTTATTTTGCTAATTGTTTATATTTATGCTTGTTATCATAAGCAATAATATTTTATATTTAATTATAAATGAAATAAAATCTTAACAATTTGACATCGATGGAGGGCAATGAGAAACTATTATATGAATCTGTTGTGAAATTGACAGATTTAGTTAAAGGATTTGAACAACGTTTAATAAAAAATGAACAACTAGTTCTTCAGTCTTTTACTTATTTATATGAAAAATGTGAAAAAATTGACAATCAAATTGAATTAATAAATCAACAATTAAGTTATGTAAATACTGAACAAGAAAAGATTAAATATTATAGAATAGACAATTCTTGGCACGAAGAACCTGATGAAGTTGACGATAATGAAAATGATAATATTTTAACAAAATCACAATCAGAAGAGATAGATGTAAAAAAACCTTTTAAAAGAAAACGCCCTTGGTATTATAAATTTATTAAAAATTGGAAATATAAAAAATTATGTAAAGAACGTAAAATTTTAGAAGCCCAAATTGAAGAAGATTTAAGAAAGAAAAAAGAACAAGAGGAAAAAGAAAAGGCTGAGGAATTAAGAATTAGAAAGAAACTTGAAGAAGAACGTAGACAAAAGGAAGAAAAATTAGCTATAGAACGAAGAAAAAAGGCGCAAGAACAAATGTCAAGAATTTTACAAAGAATTAATAAATAAGATATATGAAAAATGGAGAGGAAAAATCCTCTCCATTTTTATTTAGTTTTTTCTTTTAAACACCAACATTCGGGCGAATGATTGTAAACATTATGTACATTGGCTGGTATAACTATAAATTCATGCTCAACATTATGAACTTTAATTGTATCATAATACATTACACCAAAATCATTTTCATGATAAATTTTTTCATATCTATCGGAATCTGTATTTGATTCACATGATACTAGAAATCCAAGCAACATTAAAATTATTAAACAATAAATACACTGTTTCATGATTTATATTTTGTATTAATGGGTTGTTCTACTGGATCATCTGTTCCATATTTATTTCTATATTTTTCATAATCGCAATGTTTAATTTTAACAATAATACGATTAGCGTTTCTGTCTTTAAGACCAATAGGAGTTGTCAAAACTAAACCTTCTGCAATTAGTGTTTTATCTTCTGAAACTTCTGAAAGAAATCCTTTACGGACCATTTCAATTGCTTCATCAATTGTCATTTGACCTTTATATGGGGTCATTGGAACTCCAAGTTTTTCAAAAACTTCTTTAGCAGAATCTCTAAGTAAATAAAGATCATTAACTTTTACGTCAAATCCAATAAATGAAGCTCCATTTGAAATATAACGAGATCCTACCTTTTGAATACCAACTCCATAACCTTCACCATAAATAGTGTAACGGTTAGGAATTTTATCCCAATCAATTTCATTGGGATTATTTGCTTTTACCCAACCTTTGGCTTTAATTTGTTCTTGACTCATAATTCCTCCTTCATATAATCCAAGAGAATTAAGAATTTTTTCGTCAGTTAAATTTTCATTTGCATATTCTACAAAAGATTTTGGAAGAACAGCTGAATCAGATTTTCCTTTAATATCTACATGCCATGCAATATATTTATCTTCTTCAAACCCTGTATTATCACCCCTCATTACCTTCGTAACTTCAATACGAATGTTTGTTCCATCTACCTTTTCATTTGCATCCCATTTACAATTACGAAGAAATTCAAAAACAGGATCTACAAAATTATCATATTGCATAATGATATTATTTGCATCTCTCTTATACAATGTGTTAATTTTTTGATAAGTATTTTCTGACCTATTTGCCATTGTTTTATAAAATTTAGTTGTTAAATTCTTTATTATAACATAGTTTTGTAATCGTCAATTTCAAAAATATTTTTCAATTTTCTTTTCGATATTTTATTTTGCCAAGTTAATTCTTCAACTAAATACCAACCTTTATTTAAACAATCAATATCATAAAAATTAACATTACCCATTGGAGTAATTACAGGATATTCAACGTTTGTATGACCATAAATCTGAGTCCAAATTTTATTATCTCTATCTTTATAAGGATTCAATAATAATCCATTTGGGCGAACCCATAATGGAGAATTATAAGGCGATGAACCAAACCAATCTCCTCCATCTCTATATGTAAAATAAAAATATTTATAAGCCAACGAATTAATTAATTCAATATTATTTTCTGCACTATTATCTAACCATTTTGAAGATACTCCTGCATGTGAATAAATAGATTGATTTAATTCATCAATATAAATCATACTCATTTCACCCTTATCTATTAACTCTCCAAGTAAATCATGAACTTGATAATATGTCTCATCAGAATATCCTGAATATCTCTCATTAACTCCAGTAAGATAATGAAAATCATGATTACCAATTAATAAAATAACATCAACAAATTCGTTATTTCGTTTATAATTGATAATTTCTTTAAAATTATTTATTTGATTTTCAATAGAAATATCAAAACTATCAAAAAAATCACCAAGAAAAATTACTTGATTAGGTTTTTCTCTTTTTAATATATTTTTCCATAATGGAGAACCATGAATATCTCCTATAACTATTCTGTCTGACATTCTTCGAAGTGTAATATAATATTATTATCCACATTCTCGATCTTCCTGAGAATTAGTTTATCATTATTAATTGCAAATGCATTGATATGAATAAAAGGACCT